GATCTCAGCAGCACTTATGGAAAATGCAGTTATTACAACAGTTATTTAAGCGGTTGCGATGTTGCTTCCGGAGTCCAGAAACGGACAGTACATTTTCTTTTGGAAAGTACCATTATCTGCTTGACTATACGGGCATTCAGAGTGATATATGGTATTACCAAAAGGAAAGGAGACCAGCAGAATGGAAATTATTACAAATGCTGAAAACAGGAAAGAATTAGTAAAAGCCTTATCCAGACATTTCGGACAGAGATCAGAATATCTTGGACCGCCATCCTTTGCATACCGCATCGGAAACATCATGGTGGACAGGGACGCAAAGATCATATTTGAAGATGATAGCATGGAAGACGAGGTGAGAAGGGTGCTTTTCCAGAATGACGTGGCAGAAGAGATACAGGAAACACAGATGGAAGAACCGGAAGCAGAGATCAAAATACCGATCGGCAGCATGACACCACAGGGCATCATCAACCTGATAAACATGATGCATTCCAAACAGTACCTTATCAACAGGGCAGTCGGAAGGGAGTGCATTTCCATAGCAGACAGCCTTATAAATGCCCTTGCCGAAAGTACCTTCGAAGATACGGAGACGGCAGCAGGGTTCATTACGGAACAGGGCGGATGCAGCGGTGTTACCTTTGCAGACGGGAACATTGAGTTCACGGGATTTCCGCATACCGATGACATGATGGAATACTGCAGACTTGCATCGGCAATGGTAAAGAAAGCATCGGAACAGAAACGTGTGAATCCGAAACAGACCATTGAAGAGAATGAAAAATATTACATGAGGGCATGGCTGGTATCCATAGGATTTGGCGGGAGCGAAGGAAAGGAAACAAGATCCTTCTTCCTTAAGGGGCTGAAAGGTCATACGGCATTCCGTACTCCGGAAGATGCGGAAAAGTGGAAAGCCAACCGCAGGGCAGAAAGGGGGTCAACGGTATGTTCGGAGTAAGCAGACAGACACTTGAGAGACTGAGGAAGGAATATCCTGTAGGAACCAGGGTGGAGCTTATCCGCCTTGATGCCCCCTACCGGAAGATCCCGTCAGGAACCACCGGAACCGTGGAATATGTGGATGATGCAGGACAGCTCCACACAGTATGGGAAGGACACGGCTCTCTTGCGATGATCTACGGAGTGGATGAATGGCGTAAAATACAGTCATAATATACACAGTTTTTCCGGCCGATGTTTGTGCAGTTTATGGCTCATATATAACTGGATATATGTGTGTTTTAGAGCGAATATGTACCTACCGAAAGGGAAGAAAACAAACGGAGGTACAAGCCATGAACGAAAGGATTACAAAGCAGATCGAGGAAATGAAGAAACAGACCATCGGGGTCGAGGTTGAGATGAACAACATCCGAAGAGATAAAGCTGCAGAACTTGCAGCGGCATTCTTCGGAACAGGAAGATTTGAAAACACGGCTGCCAGAAACGGATATTATACATGGTCAGCATGGGATGCAAGCGGAAGGGAATGGAAATTCCAGAAGGATGTCAGCATTGCGGGACCGGATGATAAAAAATGCGAGCTGGTCACACCGATCCTTCACTACGAAGATATCGAACTTCTTCAGGAACTGATAAGAAAGCTCAGACATGCGGGAGCCAAGAGTGATGCAACAAGGGGATGCGGAGTCCACATCCACATCGGAGCAAAAGGGCATACTCCGCAGACACTAAGAAATCTTGCAAACATCATGGCAGGGCATGAGAACCTTTTGGCGGATGCTTTAGACCTCGACAGTTGGCGGATGAGCCGCTACTGCAAAACGGTAGACCCAAGATTCCTTAAGGAACTCAACAAGAGAAAGCCGAAGACGATGGCTGCCCTTGCAGACATCTGGTACACCTCGAACGGAGCAAGCTACGGACGGAATCAGCATTACAACGACAGCCGTTACCATATGCTGAACTACCATGCAACCTTTACAAAAGGAACGGTCGAATTCAGACTTTTCCAATTCGATGCCCCGGCAGACGGAAAACTGAACGGGCTGCATGCGGGACAGCTTAAGAGCTACATCCAGCTCTGCCTTGCACTGAGCCAGATGGCAAAGGAAGTAAGGACGGCAAGCCCAAAACCACAGCAGACAGAAAACCCAAAATACGCAATGAGGACATGGCTTTTAAGACTCGGATTCATCGGGGATGAATTCAAGACGGCACGGGACATCCTCACAAAGAGACTTGCAGGAGACACCGCCTTCAGAAGCGGAAGGGCTGCTTGAAGAGAACAGCCTCCTGCCACCTTGGAGCATTGACCGCCATGTGCGGTCTTAAGGTGGTAGAAGGGTGTTCCCTTCGGAAAGGATGGAAACATTATGCAGAAAAGATATTACATTGCTTACGGCAGCAACTTAAACATCAGACAGATGCGGATGAGATGTCCGCATGCGAGGGTGGTCGGAACTGCAGTCATCAAAGATTATGAACTGCTCTTCAAGGGAAGCCTTACGGGAGCCTATCTTACCATAGAACCGAAGAAGGGAGGAGCGGTTCCCGTTGCAGCATGGGAAGTTACGGAATCGGATGAGGCGGCACTTGACCGCTACGAAGGATTCCCAATATTTTATTACAAGAAGGAAATGGAACTGGACATCAAGGGAATACGGACGGGGAAGATACGGAGAAGGAAGTGCTTTGTGTATATCATGCATGAAGAACGGAAGATCGGAGTTCCATCCCTTTCCTATGTAAGCACATGCCTTCAAGGGTATATCAGCTTCGGATTTGACGAGCATTACCTTTCCGAGGCACAGATAAAAGCTGTGGAGGTGGCAGGACATGAAG